GAAATTCGAATTGATCAAGATATTACTTTCTTGTGCCATAGTGACAAAGTCCAATGGATCTTTTACAAACGGCTTGATCAGTTGGACAATACGGGATTTCACGAGTTCCAATATTTCGTCGTTAATTACTCCCGGTATTTCCATCTTTCCAGTATTGAACACTTTAACATGCATTTCACGAAAATGTCCCTCATATTTAAATCGCATAATAATCGCAAAACAATTATAAAACGCATTTTTTACCTTTCCTCGACAATTCATAATATCCTTTTTCGACATTCCAACCGTAATTTTGCGTTCATCCTTAAACTTTAATCGTCGAGCAGACGGATTGTTAATCTGCTTGATAATATTTTCATTATAATATCGAATATTTTGCAACTTGGACTGGTAGTCTGCGAATTCTTCGGGGGTATTCGATACTATTTTTATTTGTTTTTTTAGTATTCCGGACTCTGGTTGCCAGTAATCAATTATCGGTATATTCCAAAATATATTGTATATATCGATACTCTGGTTCAAAAACAATACCTTGGTTGTGGTTGATATATACAAATCTTCACATTCTGGTGCAGTGATTGACATGATACTACCACCATCTTCGTTACTATTGTTATTCGATAGTTTGTTGTCAAGACAACATTTTGTATTTATAGGTTCTGCACTATAATTACTTGTTATTGTACTTCCAAAACGATTGTCAGATTGGTTTGCTAGGAAGTTACTCCACTCGTCGTCAATAGTAGAGGCCATTGTGATATTCATGCTCTTTTTGTGTAATTGAACTTTTCATTCAATTTTACACCATGAGAAATCAAGGATATAGGTTGTAACAAATATATTGCAAAATCGTGGTTATGTCACAATCAGTAGAATGCATTACTACTTCGACAACGTCTAGGAAAGAGCTTGTTATATTGGTAGAATGATTTCGGATAATATAATCGAAGTAGTTTTTTATCAACGTTTTTTTGTCGGAGTTATATTGAATACTAGTGTTATGTACGTATTCAAGAGCATCATTAAAATTATGAGAAACAAACAATTCGTGCATATCATCCCATACAGTATTTGTGATAATGCTATCATCCCAATCTACTTTGTTTTGGTTCAATTGTATGAAATTAATCATGCTTCGAATGTCGGAATTGTAGGTGGTTTGTATTGTATCGAATACCGCATCAGACAAAGTTAACTCCTCATTAGTAGCAATATTTTTGATAAATCGGTGGATATCTTCTTTGGGCAATTGGTTGAACCGAATACAAATAAATTCGTTCTTCAATGGGTCTTCGATCTTGCTAATATAATTACAGATCAAACAATACCGAACATTGTATTGTGACAGTTGAATTAAATACTTTAATGCTTGTTGTGCATTTTTGGTCATATAATCCACCTCGTCCAATATAACAAATTTCAACCCAGTTTCAAACATGTTCTTCGACTTTACGAATTGTTGAATTTGGTTCCTTATAATGTCAATGCCTCTCTCGTCAGACGCATTCAGGTGTATTACATTTCCTTGGGGAGACTGATTGTATCTTGATTGAAATTCACGTATTAAATTAATTATGGTCGTTGTCTTACCAGTACCAGGTGGACCGTAAAACAACAGATTTGGGAAATATTTATTTTTCAATATATTCTGAAACAATGTACGATTTATCTTATCTAGAACAATATTATCAAATACGGTCGGACGGTATTTCTCTACCCATGGAATATTGTCATTCGGTTTGTTATGTATATCTTGCATGTTAGAATACATAGTAATTTGTATTTATGTCTGTTTTCGTATTTCAATATATGTTTGTAAAATTGAATGAATATAAATATATCAATGAATTATAAATATATATTCAAAATGGACGTCTTCGAAATTACTCCCGCCACTACTACTAGTCCACCCGCTGGCTATTTGGAGCTAATACTCGGTCCAATGTTCTCTGGCAAGACAACCCGACTTATCACGTTATATAATGAACTATACAGTTCCTCTAACATTAAGGTCATTAATTATTCTGGCGATACTCGTTATCATAGTAGCATGTTATCGTCTCACGACAAGGTAATGATACCATGCATATTTGCTAATACATTATCTGATGCATGCGAGGAGAAACATTTGAATAAATTCGACACCATTTTAATTAACGAAGGGCAGTTCTTCCCTGACCTTTACGAAACCGTATATAATCTAGTAGAAGTTCATAAGAAACGCGTTTATGTATGTGGATTAGATGGGGACTTTAAGCGAAATAAATTTGGAGCATTGTTGGATTTGATACCAATTTGTGATAAAGTTAGTAAACTGTCAGCACGATGCAAGCAGTGCGAACATGCCGCTATATTTTCACATCGTCTAACAGATGAAAATGCCCAGGTAGTAATTGGCTCTGATAACTACGTTCCCTTATGTCGGCAGTGCTATGCGAATATGCACGAACATTAGAAATATTATGCAGTTGGTCGCAAATACTTATTATAAACCATATAAAAGAAATTTGGTCTAGATAGTATAACATACTATCATGGAAAATATTGATCATACAGAACCTATTAAAAAAAAGAGAGGCAGAAAGAAGAAGGTCGATACCGTCGAAACTATTACTGTCTCTCTCGACGGTACAACTACAAGCACGCCACCTTCACCTGTCATAGATACTACAAGTGAAAATGTCCCAAAAAAACGTGGTCGAAAACCAAAGGGAGGTAAATTGGTTGTAAAAGAAACTGATAACCACCCCCAAACACAACAAATGCCTAATATCATTCTACATCTCAAATGTTCTCTATCTGAATTGAATACACACAATGAACATGCAACGAATGTACTTAATAATCCATTAGAATACAACCCAACCGTTCCTCCGTCAATTGCTACGTTTAATGGTGACGGTGACACGAAATATACTCCATATGACGATACCGTTAATCCTGATGTAAATGCTATCATTGTAAAACCGGCCTATGATGACAAACCCGATATTCACGTATCGAATATTACATGTAGCAAATGCAATTCATCAGTAACGTCCGATGAGCTTCCTATGGTTAATGACAACGATGATACTGACGATGTTAACATGAAAGATGTCAATGCAAAACTAAAACAACTCAAAATACAACTATATAAATCCTCCAATCCGGACAAAAAATCGGCATGTTTTTGGTGTACTTATGAATACGACAATCCGACCTGTTATATTCCAAAGTATGAATTAAATGATGAATTGACCGGGTATGGATCTTTTTGTCGACCAGAATGTGCAGTCGCATTTTTAATGAAAGAGAATATAGATGATACTACAAAGTTTGAACGATACCATCTTATTAACCAATTATATGGGCGAACATATGGATATAGTAAAAACATCAAGCCTGCACCTGATCCACATTACTTATTGGACAAGTTTTATGGCAATCTTACCATTCAGGAATACAGAAAGCTATTAAAGACGGAACATATGCTGTTGATTGTAGAAAAACCTATGACACGCATCTTGCCTGAGCTCCACGATGATATGGAAGATTTTGGGTCCAATATTTATGATGGAAAAAACTCACAAAATAATAATAATAATAGTGGAGTATACAAAGTAAAGCGTCAGAGCGAAAAACAGAAGGGTCCAAGCAAGACTGAAATTATGAAAGAAAGCTTCGGATTTTAGTTTGGATTGTATATCCATCAAGCTACTTGGTTATACTATTTATTTCCGTAAATAGTATAAATATATGGCCCGTTATATTATATATAATGGAAATGGAAAAGGAAAATGAAAAAATACTATCTGTTCATCTAATGGGTGGTCTAGGAAACCAACTATTTCAAATATTTACATGTATTGCATATGGGTATCGGGTAGGTCGACGAGTAATGTTACCTTATTCTGATGTTCTCACTAGTGGTACTATGCGATATACTTATTGGAATACATTACTTAGTGGAATAAAACACCTCACCACAGCAGATGATACCGAATACACTATTGAAAAACTATCTAAGTTTGATACCTTTCAAGAGAGTGGATTTCGTTACCAAGAAATACCTCTATTTAATAATCTAAACGTACGTCTTTATGGGTATTTTCAAAGTCCACAATACTTTATTCGATATTACAATGAAATATGCAGTCTACTTAACTTGACAGATAAATTGAAGGCCGTGCGTACGAAATGTTCACAACATTTTAGAGACGATGGGCGTACAGTTAGTATGCATTTTCGACTTGGAGATTATAAACAAATTCAAGATTGTCATCCATTAATGCCAGTTGATTACTATCGCGCGGCATTGTTTCATATATTGTCGAGACGCAGTATAACGAAATGCAATGTGTTATATTTTTGCCAGAAACAAGATGAAGTGGAAGTATCGAATGTGATATCCAGATTAAAAAATACATTTCAAAATGTCAATTTTATTAAAGTTGATGATGAACTAAGCGATTGGGAGGAAATGCTATTAATGGCGAATTGTGACGATAATATTATAGCAAACAGTACGTTCAGTTGGTGGGGAGCATTTTTTAACAAAAACACTACAAAACTTGTATGTTATCCAAGTGTATGGTTTGGACCAAAGTTGAAGCATAATGTGGTTGATTTGTTTCCATCTGACTGGCAGCAGATTAATTGGTAAATTATGTAACAATCGAAGCATGTGATATTATCTAAAAAATTGAAAGCATCTACATTGTATCTACAATACAATATACAATTGATTTATCATCATATATTTTACAATGTCGCATACACAAGAATACCAGCTCAACTACAATGCCCTCCTTATGTTGCCTATCGTCCAAGACTTAATGAAACAAAATAAAAAGTTGTCTAAGCGTAACCATAAGTTGAGTGCTCGTAATAAATCTCTAAAAAATTTGATCTATTCTCTTCCTGAGTTCCGTAATTCCTGTTGTTGTAATTCTCATTCCACCGAAACAAATGTTGTCGTAAAAACTGAGAAGATAGACCCTGAACCTAGCATCCAGTCTGATGATGACACAGATGATGTTATAGTGATTGATCCTTCGCCTTCTATTATTGAACAAATGCATTACGAAATTATTGAATTAGATGACGCATCCCATCTAGAAGAGGCCGAGGAAGAGGCTGAGGAAGAGGCCGAGGAGACTGAGGAAGAGGCTGAGGAAGAGGCTGAGGAAGAGGCTGAGGAAGAGGCTGAGGAAGAGGCTGAGGAAGAGGCCGAGGAGACTGAGGAAGAGGCCGAGGAAGAGGCCGAGGAGACTGAGGAAGAGGCTGAGGAAGAGGCCGAGGAGACT